TTTACTTTTGGAAATGATTTTTCTGTAATTTCGTGAATAACAAATAGATAACATAATTGGTTTTCAAATAAAGATAATCACAAAAAATATGATTACTATGTTTTTAACTCACATTGGTGTTATGAAAAATTTAGAATGAGATTTAATGTTCCAACTGAAAGATGCACTGTTATAAAAAATGCTGTTGAACCATTTCCTAACAAAGAATTTAAAAGAAATGGTAAATTAAAAATGATCTATCACTCAACACCATGGAGAGGTTTGAATGTTTTATTGGGTGCAATGCAACTTATAAAAAGTAAAGATGTAGAATTAGATGTTTATTCAAGCACTCAAATTTATGGAGATCAATTTAAGGACGCAAATGATAGTCAATATAAAGATTTATATGAACAGGCTAAATCATTACCTAATGTAAACTATATAGGCTATGTAAATAATGATGAGATAAGAAAAAAATTACCAAGTTATGACGTATATTGTTTTCCTAGCATATGGGAAGAAACATCATGCATATCTGCTATTGAGTCTCTAGCTGCTGGTTTACACATGATTACAACTAATTATGGTGCATTATTTGAAACTTGTTCGGAATGGCCTGTATATATAAATTATACCAATGATTATAAACAACTTGCACAATTATTTGCTTTTTCCATTGATGAAGTAAACGCTTATTTATATAAAGGAACTGTGCCACATTTTTTAAAAAGCCAACAACAATTTTTTAATCAGTTTTATTCTTGGGAGAGAAGAAAAGGAGAATGGACTAATTTCTTAGAAGGACTATTACATGAAAAGCGATCCAAATTCTAAACCACTTTGGTTCAATAAAGATGAGGAGAAAGAAAAATTAAATGAAAATAGTTTGTTTGTTGCAACACCTGTTCATTCAGAAGTAAGTATACATTACACACAATCCTTATTAGAGTTACAGAAATTAGCTATCAAGAAAAAAACAAAAATAGTATTTCAGTTATATAAGTCATCATTAGTTACACAGGGTAGAAATTTGTGTGTGTCAGCTTTTTTACGTAGTGGTATGAGTCATCTTTTATTTATAGACTCTGATATAGGTTTTAAACCTGAAAGTGCTTTTAGATTATTAGATGCTAAGAAAGATGTTATATCTGTGCCTTATGCCTTGAAAGATATGTGTTGGGATAAGGCATTATACATGATTAAAAATAATAAAATTAAAACAGTAGACGACCTTAAATATAAAGCTTTTTATAGATATCCCTTCAAAGTATCAAATACAGAAAGCATTGAGGTTAAAGATGGAGCTATAGAGGTGACCCACTCACCCACAGGTTTTATGATGATAAAGAGGTCAGTATTTGAAAAGATGATAGAAAAATATCCTCATTTTGAGATAGTTCAAGATAACGTAATTAATGGCAAGAATGAAAGAGTAAAGCATTTTTACAATTTTTTTGACACTTTACATGATCCTGAAACTAAGACTTATTTAGGAGAAGACTTTGCCTTTTGTAAAAGGTGGAGAGACATAGGTGGGAAATGCTATTGTTTAGTGAATGATTACATCACACATGTCGGTGAGCATCAGTATACAGCTTGCTTCGCCGATGAGTTGATTAAGGAATTCTAAAGTGTTAATATTTTAAGATTAGCTAAAAATGAGGATTTTTTAACATATGTTACAATTTTTACCCTACGCACTAGCCGCATATGGAGGATACAAAGGATATAAAGCGTCTAAAGATGCTGGTGGATCAGGACTTCAAAGATTATTGGCAGGAGCTACAGGAGCAGCAGCTGGATATTATGGTGGTAAAGGTGTATTAGCTGGAGGTTCTGCACTAAACATACCTGGTTTTTCTGCAGCACAATCAAGTTTCACTCCATTTTTAAAATCAGCACCTTTGCAATCTTTTGCACAAACATCAGCTGGACAAGCATTAGGTATACCAATTGCGTCTGATGGCTATGGCATGGGTGATGAGTTTGCAAGACAAACCTACTCTCAACAATTAGCAGGTTTACCGGCAGCACAAAAAGCTGCAGCGGCAGCGGGAGCAGCGGGCGGACCAGGAGGGACACCGGCTGAGATGAATGCATTACAAAAATTATTATTCAGACAAAGATTAACTAAGCAGGGAGATTTTACAGGTGAGATGGAATTTAGTCCTGGTAAAGTTGCAGCAGCTATCGCAACAGGCACATACTTAGGTGGTGCCTTTGAACCAAAACCACAAGATGTTTACACACCAACTTACAATTTAGCTGTAGCAGAATTACAAAAACAAAGAGGTGGTTTCAAATATATAGATCCTATTAGTGGAGAGGAAAAAGTATTTGAACAACCTTTTATACCTGAAGCAAATAGAGATCCTCAATATACTCAGGGACCATACGAATTATCAAAAAGCACATTCAATACGGGTGGCTTAGCTACAATACGAAAATTTAATGAAGGTGGTGTAAATTTTTTACCTAGCAAAGTTACTCATGATGAAAATGACTCTAACAATTATGTTAGAGCACAAGGATACGTTGAAGACGGATCCGGCACAGGAGATAAAGACGAAGATACAATGTTAGCTCAATTAGCAGACGGAGAGTTTGTAACAAGAGCAGATGGAGTATTAGGAGCAGGAATCATAGCGGGTGCGAATCCAGAGAGTTTTAAAGACATGCGTGAAAAAGGTGCCTCATACTTCTATGAACAACAAAAACGATACAAAAGAGTTTTTGATTTATTACAAGGAAGTAAAAATGCAAAAGCAAAAGTTAATTAAACCACAAGTAGATATATTATCTGTTGAGCCACAATATATAGATAAGTTTTGGCCATTATGTGATTTTATGATAGCTGAGGCTTTACAATATTCAGGTGGTTTTGCATCTCCTCATCACATCAAAGATCTTCTAAAAAAAGATGAAGCACAATTATTTTTAGCTTTTGGTAATGATGAAGAAGAATTAAATCAAGTATTTGCATTGATGGTCACAAGAATAGCGGCGTTACCAAACTATAGCCAGCTAGAAGCTATCATTGCCACTGGAAAAAAAAGACACTTATGGGAAGACAAGTTAGTGTCAACAGTAAGTAAGTTTGCTAAAATTAACAGTTGTAAAAAACTATCTTTTTGGTGCAGGCCGGGTTGGGCAAGAGTATCAAAAAAATGGGGTTGGAAAATTAAACACATACAAATGGAGAGAGATTTATAATGGGATCAATAGTAAGTAGCATATTTGGTGGAGGATCATCAAGATCAGCACCAGCACCGTCACCATCAAGTGGAGGACAATCTTTTCAAACTTCTGTTATTAGAGAGGCACCAGGTATAGAGGAAAGAAAAATTGAATTAATGGATTTGGCAAGAGCTGCTGCCGATCGTCCAGTTTCTATTCCTGCAATAGGTGTTGCACCATTCTCACAACTAGAACAAACTGGTTTTACACAAGCCGGCCAAACAGGAGCAGGTTTAGCACAATTATTAGCGGCTCAAACACCAAACATTGCACAGTTTCAAAATCCTTTTCAAGCACAGGTTATAGATGAAATAAATAGACAAGCTCAGCAGGCCCAAAATGCTTTATCTGCACGAGCAGTGAGATCTGGAGCTTTTGGTGGTGGTAGAGAAGGTGTGGCTTCCGCAGAACTAGAGAGAGCAAGATTAGGACAAGTTGGTTTAGCACAAGCTCAAGGTTTTGATACTGCATTGAGAGCAGCACAACAGCAACAACAAACTTTAGGTAATCTTGGTGTGGCTTTACAAAGACAACAACAAGGAGACATTCAACAATTATTAGGTGCTGGTGGTTTACAAAGACAATTAGCTCAACAAACTTTAGACGCAGCTAGACAATCTCAATTACAACAAGCTTTCGAACCGTTCCAAAGAGCAGAATTTTTATCAAACATTTATGCAGCAGGACCAAAATCGCAATCAACGATCACAGCAGCAACGCAGCCACAAACGAGTCCACTAGCTCAATCAATAGGAGCAGGATTAGGAGCGTTCACAGCTTTCCAAGGTTTTGGCAACAACCAAGGAAGGTAACATGGCATTAAATGATGTATTAAACAGACCTTTGTTTAGAGAACA